TTCTCGTACGTGAAGACAACTTCCCAAACGCTACGAGTATCGGGAAGATGCTTGATCGAGAACGCCGTCGCGAAGATCAGTTTCTCATCGGGAAAGTTCTCGCGGATCTCCGGCAACTCGACGCCGAAATGATCCTTCACCAACTTCGGCGAAGTGATCGGAGACGCATCGTCCCAACATCGGAAAGTTCGCGTCGCCGTGACGCGGCCACCGCTGTCGCTGAATCCTCGCGTCTCCTGAAGTTCGAGATACTCGAAGGCCATCAGACAAATCCTCCAGCGCCGCCACTTCCCGTCGAGACGAGAGTTTCGAGCGCACGAACCATTCGATCGTCGTTGCGTTTCTTTTCAGCATCGGGGTACGCGTCAAACTTGAACGTCCCGAGCGCAGTTTGGAATCCGGTCACGCCCGCGCCTTGCGACGCGATGCGCTCCTCTTCGATACGCGCGGCCTCTTCGAGATTCTTCAATCGCTCGGCATCGCGCTTCTCTGCTGCTTGAATCGCTTCTTTGTCGGCCTTCTCTTTCTCGCTCGCGGCCTTCTTCGCCGCGTCCGCCTCGGCCTTTGCGATCTCGTCTGCGACCTTCATCTCGTCGGCGAGTTTCGCATCGAGCAACGCTTGCGCGGCCCGCTTCTCTTCCTCAAGTTTGCGATTCGTCTCGTCGGCGTTGAGTTGGATCTTCGCATCGTAGAGCGCGTGAATCGCTCGCTTCTGCTCTTCGTTCGCGGCATCGGCGACGCGAATCTCCATCTCGTTGAGGAGTTGCTCCTCTTCGCGAAGACCTCGGAGAAAGATCGCTCTCTCTTTCTCTCCGGCTTGCTCGAGCCGTCGCATCTCGAGTTCAAATTGTGCGCCGCCCGCTTCCTGCCCGAGTCCGAATGTCTCGCGAGCCTCGTCCTCTTGCGCTTGCGCGATCTTGCGCCGCGCGTCGGCTTGCTTCTGTGCGGCCTCGAGTTCGGCCTCAACACGCGCGGCGAATTGATCCTCTGTCTCGGCTCCGAATGCGTTGACGAGCGCTCCGCCGATGGCCTTTCCGATGCGATATGCAGCACCGATGACCGGAGTCGATTCCGCGAGATTGTCGAGTGCCGTTCCGATGCCTTCTTCGCCAGCCGTCTCGGCGAAGTCGGCGACTCGATCCATCAACTGGATCGGATTGATGAACGACTCGATCTTCTTTGAGATCGCGCCGCCCGACTTCTGAAGCCACGCGCCAAACTTCGACTCGTATTGCTTCGCGGCCTGCTCTGCGGCCTGCGACGCCTTGCTCTCCGCTTCGACGAGATCGCGCTCCATTGCGGAGTAATTCGCTCTCACGTCGATGTAGATGTCGCCGCCCTTCATGCGTCAGATGCTCCGCTCGACATATCGTCGCGCCCACTCGCGAGAATCAGTCGGCGCGGCATTCGATGACTCGTATCCCTTCAGAGATAGGATGAGATGGCGATCAAATTCCGCGCAGAAAAGATCAAGAGGATTTCCGAGCGCTGGCGCGGATCTCGCGATGATGTGCGCCTCCGCAAGCCAGTCTCTCGGCTTCGGTTCTTGCGGAGGCCCGCTCACTTTCCCGCCGGTTGAGTCTCGCTCTCGTCGACGTTGAAGCCGAGCGCCCGAAGCGCGATCTCCGTGACTTGCTTCGGCTCCATCGTGTCCGCGATGAGTTCGCCGAACTCGCTCGCGGCGCACACGACGCGCAACGCGCCCGAGAGCGTGTAGCAGTCGAGTACGAGCGCCGACGCGACGAGAGCGTCCCTGCGGGCCTTCTCGACGGCCTTGAGGACGTTCGGCTCTCCGGCGATCTCGGCATTCTTCCGCGCGTCCCGCGCCCGCTCGTCGGCGAGTTCATTCGTGAGCGCGATGCGCTGGCGGACGGTCAACGGGCGAACGGTCACGACGCGGCCATCCGGCAGCGTCACGTTCCAAGCATGGAGGCTCATTCTTCTTCAGTTCCTCTTCTTTGCGCGAAGCGACGCGAGGAAGTCGTCGCCATTCGTGACGAGACTTCGATCGGCGGCGCGTCGAACGGAATAGCAGTCGAGATCGGCGAGTTTCATCTCGCTCGCATTCATGGCGACGCGAACGGCTGACTCTTCGTCGATCGTGCTCGGAGTCACGCGGCGAGAAGAGATCTTCCCGCCCTTCGTGACGAGCGTGACAATCCAGTCCGCATCGCTCGGCCCGAACAATGGAATGATGTCTGCGGCGATTGACTGGCTCATGAAATCAACCAAGAAACCACCGGAGCCACGCCGTCGGCGTTCTCGAAATTGACCGTGACCGTTGTGTCGCCGGTCTTATTCGAATTGAACGCAAACGAGGAGAACACGGCATTCGACGTGATCTTCGCATCATTCGTTGAATCGTAAAGCGTGAGCGACAGAGCGGGCCGCGTTGCCGTTGTATCTTGTGACGAGACGAGAATCAGATTCGTATGAGCAGAAGACGTTGAAGTCGACGAGTCGACGCCGATGATCGCGTTCAGCGATCCCGTGAGATCGAGCATCCCGAGGCGCTTGCGCTGGCCGGTATCTCCGAACGCGGTCAACGTCGACACCGGACGCGAAAGCGTAGCGGCGAACGATTGAACTTTGAAGAAAGTCTGCGAGACGGTGTTGATCGTGTACGCGACGTTTCCGTCGTTGCCAATGAGATAGGTGTCGATTGCCATCGTGTGTCCTTATGTGTCATGAGCGACGAAGCGCCACCGCTCGATCATCGTCCAACCATCATCGGCGAATGAGGGAACACCCCTCTCGAGCCGAATCGCTCGAAGCGCATCGAATCCAGAGACGGACATCGAGGTCGAGAATGCCGACGCGAGTCCATCGGAGATCGCGTACGCATCGTCTCCGCTTTGATTGTTGTACTGAATCGCGAATTCGATCTCGACCTCGTGCCGTGTGATGCCTCCGAAATATGGCGTCGTCGAGACTCTCGCCGTGTAAACAAGGAGAGGCAGATACGCGTTCGCGGGCGCGGAGTTGTAGTAGATCCTCGACGAGAGCGGAGTCGTGATCGCCGTCGTTGCATAAAGCCTCGACTTGATCGAGTTGAGAATCGCTTGACTCATATTCGGCCCTCAAATGCTCGGCGAAGTCCGATTGAAATGAATCGCTCCGACATCGAAGCGATGGCCGGAAGCGTCGGTTTGATGTACGGCCTCGGCTTCATTCGTCGAGTCCCGAACTCGAGATACGGCGCGTAGAAGACATTCGATCCGAACTTTAGAACAACGGAGCGGCCATCCTCGAAGACATACGCGAAGCCGTCACGATTCGAGCCGACAGTCTCGACTCCCCAAGATGCGCGAAGCCGATTCGTGTTCACCGCTGGAGGTTGACCAGCAAGCGAGGCGCGATGGTATCCGCGATTCCTCAAGATTCGTCCACCCTTGCGACCGATCGCGACCTTGTACAAGCGGCCAAGTCCGGGACGCGACAATTGCCCGCGCACGAGGCGAGACGATCCCACAAGCGATGCGTTCATGCCTTCTCGAAGGCCCGCTCGCATCGTGTCGAGAATCTCTTCGTGATTGAACTTCGCTCCGCTCATAGTTCCGCGACCACGGCTTCCGGTTGAATCTCGATCGCATCGACGACCGTCATGTTGAGATGCTGTGCCGCTCCACTCTGACCGACTTCGCCTGGATTCGTGACGCCGGTGACTCTCCATTGCCGCGCGGTCAACGCCTCGGAGTCGTGAATCTCCCAGTCGATCCCGATCGTGACCGCTCCGACGAAGTAGATCGAGACTGCCGTTCGGCCTTCGAGGCGGCCTTGAATGACAGGCTCTGTTTGCCCGCTCGGCTGAATGAATCCCTTCACGGAAGAAATGCGGCCATAAGTTCGATCGACAGTTCCATCATTCTGAACCGCGTACGTCGGCTCGCGAAGATAGAGCGTGATTCCGAATTGAGAGACGAGAGAGTCGATGCTCATCGAAGCCGCCGATATGAATCGAGAATCACTTTCGTTGAAGCGTCGACCTCCGAGACGGATCGAAGCGAGTACGAGTAACCGCCGAGCGATTCGCTCGCGACTCCCGGATCTCTCTTTCTAGAATGGAAGAGACGCGCCGCGATGTCGATCGTCGCTTGCTGGAGGTCGTACGGAATCGTGCCGTATCCGCCCGTATAGTCGACGAGGAATCCTTGATATCGCTTCAGCGTCGGCCCGTAGACGATGCCGCGATCGTAGTTGATCGAGTAATCGGTCAAACCTTCTGTCGGCGCTTCGAGAAGCACCGTTTGATTCTTGAGGTCGCGGCCCGCGAGTTTCCGCATGTAGTGCGACTTCACATTCAAAAGCGCCGATGCCGAGAATCCAGTCGTCGCGTTGATTTGAGCGGCCATCTCGCTCGTCGAATCGTGCGAGGCGAACGTCAGGGTCGTCGATGTCTCTTGCCCGTTCGATGCAGCGCGGAAGAGATGAACGTGGACATCGTTCACCGAGATCGTGCAAGCGATATCGCTCGCGATCGTCGATCCGACAGACATCACATTGTCGCCGCCGACGCCTACGAAGCGCACGTTCTCAACTGGATTGTTCTTCAGCGCGACACGATCCGAGCCGTACGTATCGTGCCACTCGTAGTAGCGTTGCGAGACGAAGTATCGAGCGCAATATCGCTGGATGAAATCGCTCGCGCGGTCTATGAGCGATTCCATGAGCGCATCGTCGGTCGTGGTCGTCACGCCGAGATATGCTTTGAAACTCACAAGCGTCACGAGACTATTCGTTGCGATCGCCATCGGTGTCCCTCGCCTTCTTCTTCGGCTTCTCCGGAGGTCGAGTCGAATCCACGAAGAGCGGCGCTGGTTCGACGACGTGCTTCGCGTAGCCTTTCTCGATGAGTTTCCGAGCGACTTCTGGTGTCACGTTCACGATCGCTCCGGGCCGAAGATCTCGACGACCGATTCCGCTTTCGTGAATT